GCATTTCAGTCGCAAGAGCAAACTCAAGCTCGTCTGCCTTCTGGTGGGCTTGATACACCAGAGACTGGGCGATGAGGTGCAGCATCTCAGCATCACACTCAGAGAGAGTCTTAGCGATCTCACCCGCATTCTTAGCACGCAAAAACTTAGACATCACGAAATCCTCTCAAGAATAATAACCATTCCAAGAACAAACCCGATAAAAAACGGGATGATATTGTCCTCTAGCCATTGACCCATTTTGCTCAAAGCATCCATCTGCATTTCCTTGTCATTCATCATGTATTAATAATAAGAAATTCTGGAATTAAATGCAAGCACTATGATTGCTTAGAAATCAAGCGGTTACGAATTCGAGTAAAAATTTCCGATCTTTTTATTTTTTTCCCTTTTCTTTAAGGGCGACAAGAATTAAATAAAGAACCACCAGTTGTCCGAATTCTAGCAAAAGTCTCATGCTGTTTTCCTTTTTTCAAAATACGCGGTCATTCTTTCTACATCTTCTTTTATCTTAGGATGCTCGTACATTACCACCGAGAGGATTCCTTTCAGAGTCCCCAATTGTTCTGCACGAAGAAAATCCTTGTCCACATGTTTTCCGTGGTCAATAGCGTCCAGAAGCTTTTCTACAACTAGATGACTCATACCATTACCTCATTAAACCCCATCGAATCAACCATAAAATGCCGACCTTTAAGCTCAACAATGTCACCTACCGAGATGCTATGCATTCTACGGATTTGGCGAATCTCACCGCCGCCGATATTTCCAATCTCGAAAACATGCTCGAGGTCATGGGCATCGATCTCGCACACCAGCGAATAATGCTCTAGAAAACGAGGTTCAAACTTCTCGCTGCCGCCAAACTGCACGGCAAGGCGGGCTTCATAAGCAGGATGCTTCTTGGCGGCGCCGGAATGACCCAGAAGATTAACGTCATCATAAATGGCGTCAGAAATCTGGAGCTGATAAACTTTGTACGTCTGCATTGCTATTTCCTTGTCATTCATCATGTATTAATAGTAAGAAATTCTGGAAATAAATGCAAGCATTTTTTAAAGGAAACTACAAATTAAATGTTCTTAGAAAATAATGAGTTAGCAACAGCCATAAAAAAGCCCCCAGTAAGGGGGCTTCTCTCAATAGATATTTCCTATTGATTTTACTTCTGCGATAGCGGAACGCTAGTGACAGAACGCAACCAGATAATCGCTGCGCCAATGATTGTTCCAATAGGTCCAATCTGATCAACGCTTAATCCGCTGTTGGTAATGACACTTTGAACCCAAGACAATACCACGACTGCAAGACCAAACCAGACAGTCTTTGATTTAAATGCACCCAAGAGAGCGTCCATATTAAGCGCTCGCTGTATTAGCAGCAGGTAGCGGTAGAGCAGATACCTGATTAACAACGGTTGTTGCAAGTGTGCTGAGTGTCTTAGTTGTAACATCAGCGGCAACACCCCTGAACCCGGCTTCTGCAGCTGCAATGCCAGCAGCAATTGCAGCAGCGGCGCTTGCTGATGTACCTACACCACTTGTAACTAGTGATGATAGAACAGCGAGACCGATTTGCTTAACAACAGCTTCTAGATCACTTACCGTAACCTTTTCAAGTTCTGCGAGTGCAAGCTGAGCGTCGCTCTTGATTGCTTCACCGACTGGATTAGTGTTGAAAAATCCTGCGATATCTGCTTCGATTGTAGAAAGAATTGACATATTGACCTCCTTATGGTCTGTCGTACTATTTATATAAGATTTTAGTCAAGAGGAAAAGTATAAGAAAAATTTAATGTTTCGCATTGTTTCGTGAGGTCATACACTAGTTTTTCAGGGGGATTATCCTCAAGATCAAAAACTTTAATGTCGCATGCTGGATATATTGAAAACTTACTTCCGTCAGAAAATACACATCCATGCAATATTGTACAACTATTCTCAATAGTAGAACAAGAGGAAAGTAATAATGTAGCCAGTACAACCTGACAAGCTCTTGCGAGCTTGTTTCGTCCGACTTTCACGGACTCTTCAGAGGTTTTAAAACTTATAAGAATATGAAACCCCAAACACATGTAGTAGTGATGGGTTACCTGTATAAGTGTGTGCATCAAGGCTTACAGAATCATGAGCATCAATTGCCCACGTTACTGCTGCAGATACACGATTCTCTGCGACTGCTGGGCCTGCAACAAAACTGCTACGATAGCGATATGTTACTTCGCCGCTTACAGGACCATAGATCTGCCTAGAAGCACTGACACCTGCGCCATAAAATGACTGGTCATTTGCACCAGGAACAAGCTTGACGCCATATTCAACTGATGGTACAACGGTAATGCCGAACGGTACGGCGACCTTATACCCAACCTTTGCTGAATACTGTTGAGATAGCAGATCATTATGAGCAGATTGTTCTGTCTCACCCTGAGCTGTTACTACAACATTGGCACCCACATCGTGCGCTACACCCACTTCGTAATAGCGCTGATCGCTATTGCCAAAATGTGCACCAACTGACACGGTGTCTGCGAAAGCAGCGCCTGAAACAAATGCTACTAGAGCAACCAAACTTACAATAAACTTCTTCATAGAGTCTCCATTATTACCATAGGGAATTGCCGACTAACCAAGGTCAGCACGTTTACAATGATAGGGGAAAACAGGATGTCTGTCAACCCATATCTTTGAAATCTATATCTTTTCGAAAATATGACTTTTGTGAATACGAACTTGTATGTGTCCGTTATAATAGTCAGCACGTTCTAGTACTTGACGTTCTACCTGCTCTCGAAGTTCTATATAAGAGCAAGCAGATTTGCTTTTGCAATAGTGCAAAATTTCTCTTGTGAACTGATCAGCACCCAATGTTTCTACATCAGCCAGTAGTTCTTTCGAGGACCCATAATATTCTCGCCAGTCACTTTCAATCTTGTCTCGAACCTTGCGCTTCTTTTTAGTACCATTTTTTAATTTGACAGTCTTTGTTCTGGTACGTTTAAATTGAGCAAGCTTCTTTCCGATATATTTTCTATTTGTAGGTACACATGTGATAAGGTAAACAAATCCGGCAATATCTTCCGGCAATTCATTAACTAGTTCACCTTGATATGTCCAAGACATACCTACTCTTCTTCGATCTCGTCATCCAACTGCTCAGCATCGTCATTCCAGTCATCTTCTTCGGGCATATCAGTTTCTGTCCCACAAAATGGGCAATACTGAGGAACACTATTGAGCGCGGTGACTACCTTATATTCTGCTTCGCAGACGTCGCATGTGTGCCAATCAGACATTGTATTCTCCTTGAACTATTTACCGTGAGTGTCATTATGCTTCTTTAAAAATACATGATAATCTTTTTCATCTTCATAAGGCTCAAGATCAAGGTCCTTAGGAGAGTGTGACAAATCTTCATGCCCTAGGTTTTTTTTATACTTGTCAATAAATTTACTATAAGCGTCCCAATTAATCCCATCCTTTTCTACAATTTGACGTTCTACATGTAATGCGATATGGTGTGCTTGTTGATACTTTAAATTAAAAAGATCAAGTAACGCCTTTTCAGTTTTTTCATGGACCACGAGATATTTAATAATATCTTTATTTTCAAATTTTGTCTCTAGATGTCTATCGACGTAGATTGTTTTTCCGTCTTTGGAATATCCAGCAATGTAGGGAACGTCATATTTCTTAACGATGCTTACCGATTCACCCATGCGCTTTTTGAACTTGGGATCGGTAAGCATCTTGTGCACTTTGAAACTATGTATTTTCGGTAAGTCCATTCAATAGTCCAGATAAATCTTGTAATGTTTTTATAGAATCGTCTCTACGGCAAATCTCATTATATTTATTAACATCAGATGTCCATTCTGAGCCTGTCCACCACTCAAACCCTCTAAATGAAGATTTGTATACGGCAATTGCTCCATATCCCGATCCAAGATAAAGATGTTTCAAGCCTTTGGTGCGAGCCAAATCAATTTCATATCCAAGTAATTTAGTACCAATTGACGCTCGAGGGTCTGAGTAATCAAGCGCAGTAAATTGTGTTTCAAGACCCTTATCATAATTTATCATCTTAGAAAATGCGACTAGTTTATTATTTGAATTACGCACTAGTATCCAACTTGCCCTTTCTTTATCAGACTCAATATTATATGATGCGCTCAGATTTCTCTTGGCGACAAAGATATTAAAAACATCATGTATCTCTGAATAATCCTCAATGTGTTCTTGATACGTTACAGTATAATTTTTAATAGCTTTGGCTCTTTTGCCATATGCCTCAACATCAATTCTGGTTGACCTTGAATTATACCATTCATTATTAAATAGAAGCCACCCTGCCTCTATCGCTTCTTTTTCTGTTGATGATTCTAGATCAAGGGTGAGTTTATAAACCTGTAAATCAACTTCAGCCATACCGCCGAAGATCTGATTTATTTTGGGTTGCATCGTCGTCTAACTCCTTATTTTTCCTCCTGCATGATAACCTCAGTACAATTTGTTTTCCATTAAATAGGCATGCTCGTGTTGAGCATAAAAGTTTTCAATATAATCAATCTTTATGAATCCATGTTTCTTGTAAAGATTGACTGCTTGTTTGTTGTGTGAACTGACATGTAGGTAACAATACTCGGCACCATGTTCTCTAAAATGATCAAGAACTTTTAGCAACAATTTTTCGCCAAGCCCCTTTCCACGATGGGCGGGAGCTATTGCTATACTTTCAATATATGATGAATGATCTTGAGGTGAAAACTCAAGCCAAGTATATCCTACGCATTCACCATCCGCCATAAAGAAAAGGACTTTATCCTCTCTTATAGCCTTTTGTATTTCTTTTTTTGCGTAGACAACATGAGCGGGAAAACTATCTTGTTCTATTCTAAAAATAGAATCTAAATCTTGTAATCCCGCTGTCTGGAGCGTTTCCATGGCTGTAATTCCTTTTGGTTGCGACAAAAATACTGTAAAGTCGCATGTCGAAATTATCAGCAAAGGTTGCTGGTGTCATCTATATTATTTATATAAAAATAATAAAAGATCCCGTCATTAATGTAAATTAAATTTCACATGCGCCAGCAGTACAGGCAAGCTCCTTAGCACTTGTTGTTGTGTCCGTTTCTTCCATGAATTCTTCCCAATTAATAGACACAGTTTGTTGTGCTGTCAATTGTTTATATGTTTCTTCATCAATTTCTTCATATGGAGCCTGACGGTATGATCCTGTATCTCGTGGAAGGAATGATACGCCGGAGATAGATGACATATTCTTATAGACCCATGCGCCAACCTCGAGCCATTCATTTTCACCTACGAAAATGGTTACTGACGGCTTATGTTCACACCAATGATTCTGATAGATTTGCCACAATTCAAGTTGTTGAATAGCAGACACATCCTTAGTGAGCATAGCGCCTTCAGGTGCCTTCATAGGAAATGAGAATACCCAGTTGCTCTTGGCATAGAAGTCTTCTTCTGCAACATATCCCTTACTGATCATAAAGTTTGCAAGAGGATCTTTCTTGTCGGCACGAACACGGCGAATATAATATTGTGAATAACGAGGATGAATGCCGGAAGCAGAATCAACTAACTGTGAAACTGTATTATGGACAACCCAACCATTATCAAGTTGATACGAATGTGTATCAGCAACTTCAATATCTGCTGTGAGAGTTGCGGTGCCTGTTTTTCTAATCTTTGCTACTTTCATTTT